TACCAGAGGGTAAATTAAAACCGTTATTGTTAAATACAAATGCAGGCCATCCCGGACTTATGTTGCCATTGGTCAAATTTGATGCTAAGTACGAATTTAATGGCCTACTATTATCTACAAGAATATTATTTGTTTGTGCGTTTCTATTTTTAATCCACACCAACCCACCATTACCGCTTAGATCTATCCCGTTGGTGATTGTCTGTGTGCTGCTGTTTCCGGTATAAAGGAAAGTGCTGAATACATCTTCAACGTAAACAGGTGCAACGCTAACTGCTGCGCTTAAAATTGCTTTAGCTGACATTACGCATCACCTACGCGAGCGCCATAAACTTGAGTGCTGACTTTCCATAACACAATCACGGTATAACCGGAAGTGTTCAATGTTGGTGCCGCGCCTGCATTAGTCTTCCACACTACTCCGCCACTACCCCAGGTCGCATCAGTCCATGTGAGTGTATAAGCAGTGCCATCATCAACCATCAGTGTGACGCTTTCACCAGCAACCATGTTGGTGCATTTTGGTGTGCGGCTAGCACCAAGCGTTATAAGTTGAACACTGCCATTGCCGGGATCAACTTCAAATGCAGCGCCATCAGTAATAGTAAATACATCCTCCAGGATTGTGCCAATGATGGCTGGGTCAGTAAGTGTTTTATTAGTTAGTGTTTGAGTACCAGTAAGTGTAACATCGCCGCTTGCTGCTGATGCCCAGCTCAACGTGCCGCTGCCGTTAGTGCTTAATACCTGTGCAGCAGTGCCATCGGTGGCCGGTAAGGTCCATAGCACATCTGCCGCAATCGTTGCCGGGGCCTGGAAGCCAACGTAGTTAGTGCCGTTTGCAGTTGCTTCGCGGAATCGGGCGTCAACTTGATTATCTAAAATTACATTGCCGGTTAACGTGCCGCCTGCTTTTGGTAATGCGTCTGCACCTATTACAGCGGCTGCTGTTGCTGCATCAAATGCAGTTTTGACTGAATTTGGTGTTGCAGCAGTTGTAACACTTGTGCTGCTAAAACTATCAGTTAGTTGTACAGCACCAACTACACTTGTGCTAGCGGCAACAATTTTGCTGCCTGAAATAGCAGCGGAAGCATTAATATCTGCGTCGACTATTGTGCCGTTTAGCAACATCGTGCTAGTAACACTGCCCGTATCGCCTGTTGTTACTACGGTGCCAGTTGTATCTGGCAGTGTAATTGTCCGATCTGCGGTTGGGTCTACTACCGCAAGAGTAGTCTCAAATGTATTTGCACTAGCACCTTCAAAAGTTAAGCTGCCAGCAGTGCCAATCTCTAAGTTGCCTGTTACTGTACCGCCTGCTACGGCAAGTTTATCTCCATCAAGTTCTTGAATAGCAGCTTGAACATTGACCGCGACAATGCTACCGGCAGGTGTAAAACTGATATTGTTAGCAGTCTGTGCGGTAACTGTCTGCGATACATCAATCTCAGTCCAGGTAATACCATTAGATAACAAAATATCTGGCGGTGATAGCGCTACATGTGGCGCGTTGCCCGTAGTAATAGTGCCCGCTTCAGCTACTACTAAGTAATAACGACTGTTACCTGCGGCTGGAGCAGGCAGTGCCTGACCTATCGCCAAACCAATTGCTGTACCTTCTACTGTGACGCTACTGATTAAACCGGTGCCACTACCTAGTGAGGCATCGAATGTACCGGCAAATACAATCTCACCAACCGAGATACCAATCGGCTGGAATACGTTCCCGTCCCAAAGTGCAAGATCACGGCTGAGAGGGTTGAAAAAGAACTGCCCAATATAATCAGCAGTTGGTTGAGTGTCACCAATTTTAGTAACTGCATAGTTGGCAACTTTTGCGCCTGTAACTGTATTAGCGCCAATACGCGCAATATCTAAACTGCCGCTTGTAATCTGTGTCGCTGAAAGGTTTGGAATGTCAGCAGCAATTAATGCGCTGCCGCCTGTTGCAATACCTTTTGAGTTAAATGTTGCTTTTGTGTAGGTGCCAGCAGTAAGGCCGCCTTGTGTTGCTAATGATATTGTGCCAGTGCTAATACCAAAATCACTACCTGCAATAACACCGCCTAATACTGCATTAGTAGCAGCGCTAACATTCAAAATGCCGCTGCCATCTACCGTTAAGCCAGTGCCTGGCCTCACACCACCGATAACGCCACTGGTAGCAACAGGTAAATTAGCGCCAGTTAATGCAGTTGTAGCCGTTATATGACCTTGCGCATCAAACGTGATCCCGCTTGTGGTGCCAGCGGTAATGCTATTGGTGTGGTTTAATACGCCGCCGCCGGTAACACTTAAGCCAGTGCCTGGCGACATTGCCCCGACGGTGCCAGATACCGCAATTGGCAAATCGCCCGATGCAATCGCAGTGCCAACAGTTACATGCCCTTTGGTATCAACCGTCAGCTTTGTGTACGTGCCAGCCGTGACGCCGCTGAGCGCATGTTCAAGGCTGCCAGTAGAAGCATTGCGAACAATCGGGCTAGTGGGCGCTACCAGTTGCAGGTTGCTGCTGCTAACTGTTATGCCACCTGTAGCTGGGATGGTGCTGGTGTCAAACTTGGCGGCAGTTACGGTGGCATTGGTAAGGCTGGTGCCGCTAATGCCGCTGAAATTTACCTTTGCTGCTGGTATTGATGCGTCGTCTACTAATGCAGCGCCTTGCTGTACTAAATTTTTAACTGTAATTTTCTTGGTGTCACTACCTGCGATAGAATATACAGGCAATACATCCGCTGCCGCTGGTGCTGTTTCAGCGCTTAGCTGATCTATCCGCTGGTTAGCCATTACAAGTCTTCTCCAATCTCTAGGATGTCCGCGTCAGCGGTGCTTAGAACCAGTCTATCACCCGCAGAGTTGAGCAACAGGTCAGCCCAGGTGACAGTTTGCACTCGTAGCTTGATTTCACCAGTAGTAACAAACGTAAATCGGCTTTCAATTATATCGCCAGCAGTGCATTGAATGGCCGCATTAGTCATCACACCGCTGATTTCATACCAAACAGAATCATTGCTAGCATTAGCACCTTGCGCTTGACCTTCAGTCAAAATGTAAAGATTAGCCTTGAAATCACTGCCAAACTGTTGCCGCAATAATAGGTTATGCAAATACACTGCAATCTCAGTCTGGCCTGTAGTTGCATAATCAAAAATACAGTCGATACTACCGGAACCCGTGATCAAAGTGCTGTATTGATTTCTAAATTCATCACCTAAACTAGAAGTATCTACAGCCTCGCGATCAGTTGATAATTCAAACCGTATAATATTTGCTAATAGCCTTGGCACTGAATTAAGGATTTTGCAACTTACCGCAATGCTTGCGCCAGGTGTAGCTAATGCAACTCTATTATTTGATGTGCCAGCCACCGCATCGGAATATGTAGGATATAAGCGCAAGCCACCGAGCTGGTCTACATTAACAAACCAATTGCCTCTTGTGTACGCATAGCCCGATACAAATGATAACGTAGACGCGCTGCTAAATTCTACGAAATCACCTGTTACAAACGCACCAGAACTAAAATCAAAGCTAAACATACCTTTGGCGGTATTAACATTTGCAGGCGTTATTGTTCCTGCAATTACATCATCGCTATCCCGAATAAGCTCTATATTACCTGCATTACCTAGATATACTGTCATAACACAACACCTGTTGGCGCACCAGTAAATTGGAATTGGATGCTAGCTTGCATCACCTCACCTACGGCGCAACTTAATTCTGCACTTGTAATAATACAATTGCCTTGGATAGATTTGGTGCCCCAACCAAGTTTGATGCCTAATATGTCGGATTCACTAACTACAGCAGTTTTCACCACACGCTCTAGCAATGAAACCGGCGACGAATCATAATAAAACACAGTCGCACTACCGCTAAAAGTTCTAAGCCCTGGCACGTAGCTGCGGTCACTTTCAGTTAATACTGTGGTCTCTAGCGTATCAACCGTGGCTGATATACTCCAGTTGCTTACCTTGGCTACTTGTGTGCCGTTATAGGTTAAGGTGCCGTCCTTACCGCTGTAATAGGTCATTTGTCAAGCACCCCAATCAATTTTATTGTAGCCGACATGCGGCCAGGCTTTACACTGTTGAACTGCGGCGGTTCGGCATAACGATATTTCATACCAAATGGTGTAGCGGAGAAGCGGTTTGTGGTGCCGCTTGCTATACCAGCATGGAATCCTGGGTTGCCGCTATGCGTTAAGGAGTTAGCTGCCACATCAAATACGCCTAAGGTGCCACGGCAACTGTGGTAGTGGTCGTAAATTAAAGCTGCATTGGCATCAGTAATATTATCAAACGATAGTGACAGTTCCATATTGGCACGTTGGTTGCCATATTGAACCCTTACCTCAACGCCATCTTGCGCTTTAAACGTAGTTCCTGGGAAATCGCCAGCCGATAACGACCTGCTGGTAGCAGCAATATTTGGGAAGCTAGGGCCTGCAAAACTCATTGCTCGTTTTCAACCACGAATTGGCTGTCCTCTAGGTTTAAATAAGTGATCCTGCCGGAGCTGTCGATTGGGACATGGGTGCCGGTGATTTCCACCATTCCCTCCTCATCATAAGATATTAGCTCGGCCTTGTAACAATAAGCGCTAACGGCATTTGTGTACACCGTAAACACCGCTCCAGCAAATGTGGCTGAGGTGAAGCCATTAGCATCGACTGTCATGGTGCCAGTCTGCACTTCAGTTAGCCCTGAACGCCACCAATAAACTGAGTTAGCGCCAGATAATCCAGTGCTTGAAATTACCTTGCCATCATCCAAAACATAACCATTTTCAAACTGGTCTACATGTCTGGCTTGGCTTGCAACCTTAAAATACGCGCCAGGTGCTAATGCTAAACTTTCGGGAAATGTTTTGAATGTAATCGTATGCGTTACATGACGACGTGTTTGAATTAGTAATTTAGCAAAACTAATTGCATGTGTTTTATTAGTG